GTGGTGCCGTAGCGCAGGAACTCTTCGAGATCCAGGTCGTCATCAGTCGCTCCTGCATCCTCCGCAACGTAGTGCACCCATGGTTCGATGTTCCGAGTCGCCGTCGGCTCGGACCAGCTGCCATCGACCAACACCGGTAGCTTCCGTGTGCCAATCACCGACACCTGGTTCTCAGACTGCGCCGACAGCTTGGTGCCGCCCCGGGCATAAACCGCGATGGTTGTCACGCCCGGATAGCGCAGCGGCGCCTTGTCGATGCGGGCGCGCAGGCCATACCACTGCACCCGGTCCTGCTTGGTGTTGGCGGTGGACTCTTCGCCGATTCGACGAACCCGCATCTCGCCGCGCATGTAGGCCGGGAAAGTGATAGCGCGGGTGAATGCAATCTGATCTCGGCGGGTTGCAGTGAAGGTCCAGAATACGGAGGTCCAGGCCCCTGCCGTGCTGACATCGCGATACTGGGCCTCGACCTTCACACTGACCTGCCGCTGGTTGCCGTTCTTTTCCGTGTAGCGGATCAGGCCGCTGGGGAAGAAGAAGTCCAGCTCCACCCGACGAACAGTCTCACCTTCCGGACAGACCACGAACGCCCCCGCCCAATCGCCCTCAGTCGTTGACCCGTCAAGAACGGCAATCACGCCGTTGCTCTGGATCGCATCGAACCCATCCCACTCATCGTCCACCGAACCGGTGTCGGTCAGCCTGATGACAGTGATTGCTGATGGGCCGTGACTCTCGTTTTCCGGAGTTTCTTCGTCATCTTCTGCGGAATCGTCGGAGACTTCGGTGATCCGGTAGCGCATGTCGCGATACCCGATTGAGGAAAACAGTTCACCGGTTTGCAAACCAACTGCTGGAGCGCCGCCGTCATACGCCATGGTCATCCAGGCATATTGACCATCCGTTGCTGCCTCTGACTTCACGCCCGTCGCAAACGCAGGGCTCGCGCCGAGAATGTCGACCACGGCACCAGTGATGACCAGGCCGGTGCCAGTGAACGGCGCAGCCTGCTCGGCAATCCTCAGGCGACCGCTGAATGCACTCGCCGCCAATGGGGTGCCGGCCAAAGCCGCGTTTACCGCAGATACCAGGCCAGCCAGGTTGCCGGCAGCAGCGGTCAGGGCTATCGGGAAATCACTGGCCCCGCGAGAAACCGTGAAGCTCAACGGCGTCACATCGAAGTCGAAGCGAGTTGGTGCTGCACTGCCAGTGACCATTGAGGCACTACCAGTCACTGCCGGCGCACCAGGGACTTCTGCCGTATAGCTGGCAACCACGTATTCCCCGGAATTAGCGCCCGATATCTCGATGCGCATACCAATGAATGGCTTCAGCATGGGCAAATGCGGGCCGCTGACTACTGTCGCGCTGCCGTCAACCGGCGCAGTGAACGTGTACGGGTACGGCACCTCGACGCGAGCGATCATCCCGCTGTCCCAGCCGAGAGGGAACCAGCCAGCCCCCTCGGGCACGGTCAGCACATGATCGGCAACCAACACCGATTCCCCCATAAATTGCTGGGCCACGGTGGTGGTGGTCGTGAGTGTGAGCCCCGCTCCGCCGGTGCTGGTCGAACCTACCTCGGTTGAGTTGTGCCACCAGAGCCGGGCCGGCTCATCGGCCAATGATTCGCCTGGGCCGTAGATCCGGTACCGGGCGGTGCTGCCAAGCGAGGCAATCGAGGTATCGCCGATTTTCACGTCGGTGGGGTTGATCTCAAACTCACCAACACCAACGCACAGCAACATCTCAACCCACTGCTCCGTCTCGTTGACGAAGTAATGGCGTGGCGGCACCAGGTAGTCAGGGAAGATCCGCGTACGGCCGGCGACCTCCCGGATTATGTCCCCCACCTTTACCTGGTTGCCGGTGGTCTTCGCCAGGTTCAGGCTTTGTCCCTTTTGGGACTTGTTCGTCGGGGTGGCCAGTGGTTTCTGCGTCAGCATGATGACGCCTACCGCCACCACGGCCGCCACCACGGCCCACACCGCCACCTCCAGACCAGTACCTTTCGGCTCAGGGTAGATACGAACAGTATCCAGCGGGGAGAACTCGACCTTTGCCCAATGATCCGGCGAGATGAACACGCCGTTCACCTCGATGCTGATGGGCGGCGACGAGCGCGGCGTGTAACCGGGTACATTGCGCTGCAGCCACGCCTCGATCGTCATCACCTTGTCGGTTCTGTGGCGCTCCAGCGGAGAGCCCTCAAGCTTGCTCGGGTAGAATTCGATCACGGTGATAACTCACTTTCAGGTACTGGTCTTGAAATCGCCGAAGCGGCTTGATAGTCGCCCCGCTGGGCTTCATCTCCAGGCCATGCAGCCGGCCTTCTGCCTCAACAATCAGCGCAACGTGGATGCAGATATCGCCCCGCCATACGCAGGCGATGGCGCCTACCTCCGGCTCACAGCGCTCCATGCCGGCGGCTTCATGGTTGACCGCCCGGGTGAACTCCATCGGCATGGTGTTTCGGACATAGCCCCAGCTCGGGAGCAGCCGCAGGCCATACACCTCATGGCGCACAGCCCTGGCCATTCCCCAGCAATCGAAGCGCGCAGGGCCGCGCCCGCCATCCTCGTAGGTGGCGGCCAGATAGCTGTCGAACATCACACGTACCTAAGGCAGGGGGCAAAACTCAAGGTGTACTTGCGCCTTGGCCAAGCCAAATTGATGTAGTCGGAATAACCAGCCTGCAGCTGCACGCTGGCCCCCTCCATGAACCCGCTCAGCACGGTCATGCGGTATGGCTTCTCCGCCGGAGCGGACAGGTCGGAAGACAAGAAGATCCGGAAGACCAAGGTGATCTTCTGCCTGGCCTCCAGGGCCTGGTCGATCAGTTGCTGAGCTACGCCGGTGACATTGTCGATGGCAAAGGTCAACGTTTGGCTGCCGCTGTCGTCACGCTTTGGCAGGGCGGCATCGAAGGCCGACGCAGTGAACTTCACCTTGGCGCCTGTCTCAAGCGTGGCCACCACATCATCGAAGCCAGCGCAGAGATAAATCGGCGTCGACCAGGCCGGACAACGAAGCTCCAAGGTCGGAATGATCCACGCCTTGCCGCCAGAGGCGTACAAGGTTGCGATTGCGGTCATCTGCCAACCCTCTGATTCCTGTAAGTCGACTCGTACGTCTTGGCTACTTTTCCTTGGCCGGTCCTCATACCGGAAGAAATATGGTCATCAACAGCGGCAATGATGACCTTGAGCTGGTCCCCATCCATGCGAGTGCTTACCTTGTCATTTCCGTAATTGAGAACCTGGACATTGAGATTTGGCGAAGGCGATTCCGCCGCTACAGGTGTATCCACCACTGCCGCGGATGAACTGCCTGGGCCGCCTACAAAGGCTGCGCGCCCATTACTGATGGCCTCCAGCGTGCCGACGCCGATGCGCGCAGTAGCCTCAGCATCGAAAACGTATTCACCCCGGTGCACCGGACCGGCGACCTCATCTTTACGGCCGTGACCCGTATAGCCGCCATCCATGAAGCCCACACCGGACATAGCGGTCATGCCCACGGCCGAGGCCAGCGGGCTGGCGATGGTGAGCGCAGTGGCCATTGCACCTGGTGCCAGGGCCGGACCTACGATCGGGATGGCCGCAGTAGAAGCAAATGCAGCCAGGCCGGCCTGCAGCGCTGTCGCCTGGGCATTGGCCGCCATCATTCCCGCAGCGCTCGCCTGGGTGGTCTTGCCGACGAGCAACTGAACCCCTTGGTAAATGAGCCACTGCGCGGCCATGTCAGCCAGCGCATTGAGCACAGACTCAGCAAACCCACCAATCATGTTGCCCAAAGCATCGCCAGCACTTTCAGTCTCGGTGGCAACATCAGTCATGAAGGTGCTCAGTTCGCTTCGGGCACTTCCCAAGATGTTGGTCGTGGCATCGGCGGCCTGGGCGGAGTAGTTCTGCGCATCATCAGCGAAGTTTGCCCAGGCCTCATGGACACCATTCATCCAGTTTGATTGCTGCTCATCGACCGCCGCATAGAAGTCTTGCTGCGCCTGGAGCCGTTTACCGAGCTCTTCCTGAAGCACCTGTGTTTCGCTGGCATACAGCTCAGGGGCAAGCTGTCCAGTGTTTCGCTGCTCATTCAGGGTCTGGAGATCTTCCACGTACTTCTGGCGCAGCGCCAGGTCAGCGCGCATACGGTCGCGGGCCTTGTCGCCCATGCCGATACCGGCCAATTCTTGGGCATAGCCATTTACTGCAGTCTGGGTGCCGGCCTGCTGGGCAGCCCTGAACGCGCTGAGCTTCAAGTCGTCCTCATTGGCCTTCTTGATTTTGTTCAGCGCATCCAGTTCAGCAGCCAGCTCAAGCAGCCGCTTCTGCTGGACTTTCGACAGATTGCCGAGCTTGCCCTCCTGCAACTCGAAGGACAGTTTGGCGACCTCGGTAGCGTCCTTCTGTTTGTCGCCCGTGGTGTTGATCAGCTCGATCTGGCGTTTGTAGCCTTCCTCAGCCGTGTCGAAGTCTTTCAGTTGCTGTTTCGCAGCCTGCTCTGACTTGGACTCTCCCTCACGCTTGGCCTTATTGGCCTTGTCGTTGGCCTTCTTCTGCGCCTCGATGGCGCTTGCTGCCGACAAGATCGCCAGCCGATCGGTCTCGGTGAGATCAGCATTCTCTGCGATATAGCGGTTGGCCGTCTTAATCGCGTCGTTGTTGTCCTGCAGGCCGCCGAGCTGTTTCTGAAGGGTTTCCAGGTAAGTCTGGCCAGCACTGCTCATGCCGGTCTTCGCGGCATTGTTCGCCTGAGTCGACGCCGTATTTTCGTTCGTAGCTCCGGTCAGTACGCGAAGCGTATCGGCGATCCTAGAGGAAGTTTCATCGGCATTACCCACGGCTCGCGCCTGGGTAATCCATTGCTGCAGTGTTCCCTCAGGAATCTTCAGCCGCTCTCCAACTTCCTGAAGAATTGGAGACAGGCCATCACCTGCCTTCCGCGCTTCATTCAATCGGTCAATCACCGATTGATATTCAGCCAGCTGCTTACCGTACATTCCCCCAGAGTCGCGGGCAGGGGCCGTAACCGTCGCTCTTCGGATTGATTGAGCCAGAGAGCCGTAGGCGTCCTGGACCTCTTCAGCAGCCTTAACCTGCCTCTGCTTCCAATCCACCAAAGATGCGGCGCGCTGGTCTTGGTTAAGCTTTACGAATTCTTCCCGAAGCTGGGACACCGGCTTCTTCAGCTCATCCAAGCTGACCGCCGCCTCATCTGCATTGTCGCGAAGCAGAAGGAAACTTGCCGCTGCAGTGCCGGCGAGGATCGCTAGCCCCATGGGGCCTCCCAATCCTGCGAGGAGACCGGCCGAAGCGGCCTTCAATCCAGACTGAGCTGTTGCTACAGCGGCAGTTGCAGCGGCCTCCTTTGTCCGCGCTGTTGCGAGCTGAAGCGACATTTGGGTCTGAACTGCAGTCCCTCGCGCCGCAATCGCTTCTCGCTCAGCCACAATAGTGGCAGTCTGGGCCTTCCTCTGATCCGCTATAGCCGCCTGCAGTGTTGCCTCAGCCTGGGCAATGCGCGCGGCACGGTCAGCACGCGCCGCCTGCACAGCCAGCCCAGTTTTCGCAACGTAGTTGGTCAGCGCAGCAGCACCGACGCCGCCCATGGCCACGGCCACAAGGTCCACGTTGTTCGCCAGCGCAATTAGCACGTTCGCAAAGCCTGCGACTATGCCGGTTTGCTCTTCCATGCCACCCAGGAATACCTGAACTGCGTTGCTGATGTTCACCATGGCGTCCTGCACGCTGGTGGACATTTCGGCCGCAGCCTTGCGGTTGACCTCTACGGTGCGCAGCAGGCCGGTATTGATGTCATCGAGCGACAGCTTGCCCTGGACGCCGAGCTTTCGAATTTCCTCTGCGCTCTTGCCGGTGGCGGTGGCGATCGCAGTGACGATGGTCGGCATAGCGTCTTGGATGGACACCCAGCCATCCGCCTCGACTTTTCCGGTCTGCAACGCCTTAGAGTAGGCATCCAGTGCGGAACCGGCCTTGTCGGCAGCGGCGGCGTTGGTCACCAGCAGGAAACTGAAGCTGTCGGTGATGTCCAGCGTCTGCTGGGTGTTGAAACCCAGGCTGCGCATAACGTCCGCAGTGCGGATGTACAGCTCTTGGGCTTCAGCCAGAGGCCGATAGGTGTCCTGGGCAGTTTGCAGCAGGTGCTCTTGAACCAGCTGGTACTCGCCTGCGCTACCGGCTGCAGCCTTCATCCTGTCAGCCATCTGCCCGTAGGCGTCGACCTGCTGAATGATTCCGCCGATCAACCCGGCTCCGGCCACCGCCGCAAAAGCGCCACGGACTAGAGTACCGGCTTGCTGCGCCGCAGCGCCGGCCCGATCAAAAGCCGAGTCGACCTTGGCCAGACTTTCGTCAATCGCCTGGGATGACCTCGCGACCAGCTGATCAGCATTGGCCAACTCTCGACGCAGTTGAGCAGTAGTCGCCTCAATCTGGACCAGCATTCCCTGAACTTGTTGGTCAGCCACAAAAACCTCACAAAAAAGAAAACCCGCCGAAGCGGGTTATTTGAAGAGTGTTCGTTACTGAATGACTAACTCACCAACACTCCAGAGCTTAGTTTTCCTATCGTAAGAGATCTTTGCCTGATAACGGCTGCGAATCATTGCGCCAAACCCGTTATGCGAATCCACGTAGGCTGAAACTTGGAACCCGCATATACCATCAGAAAACACGTCCACCCCGCGATCGCTTACATATGGAAACTCAGCAGACGCCGGGGACTTCAATCTCTGCTTAACGAAGTTTTGAGACATAACAAAGGCCATAGTGGTATTGCCGCAGTCCCTTGCTTGCGCTTCGATCTCTCTCTGCGGGCTATTTTTCCATGAATAGAACCAACTCCAGCCACCAATAAGAAGGATTGCAGCAATAGCCAGCGTTAATCGAATCTTGCTCTCAGCAGTCTTCGAGGTTTTCGCCATTACAGAACAGGCCACATAAACCACAAAGAGTACAGCCACTGTGAATAAAACCATCAGAACCGTCATGCTCAACTTCCATATTGTAAAACAGGAAATTCTACATTCAGGTCATGCCTTCCTCCCAATAAGAGCTTGGCGCAGCTTGTCTGCCACGGATGAGGCGCTGGGTTTCGGCTTGGCCCCTTGCCCCTTTCCTTTGCCGAAGGGGTTGGTCATTTGCGACCACTCGAGCCTGGCATCCAGCGCCATGAACAGCTCAGGTAGCGGCGTTCGCCATGCCACGTCGGGCGGCCAGCCAAGCCAACCAGTTGCAATCGAGTACAGCCGGTCGACGTAACTTCCGTCTTCTATGACGCTTACGCCGTCCCGGCTTGATCGTTTCCCTGGTCTTTGCCGCGCGGGTTGTACAGCGCGACCAAGTATTTGTTCAGCTGCGTCGACACGTCGAGAACGCCGTGCAGCCAGATTTGCTCCGGCACTGCCTTGGCGGCCTTCTCTTCCAGGCCAGCGCCTGACACCAAGATGGCGGCGCAACCGTCGACGCTGAGCGCCGTGATTGCCTGGGAAGCTCCGCGCAGGCCTCCAAAGCGGCTCTCGATCGCCCGCACAGCCTTCAGGGTTGGGGTGAGGGTGAACACTTCGTCACCCAGCGTGACGGTAACGGTACCGTGCAAAGTGTTATTCATGGATCAGATCCTGTGACGCCGGGGCCGAAGCCCCAGGCGCTTACGGGGTTACAGGGGCCGGCAGCAGCTCGAGGATTTCCGAGTTGATGCCCAGGGTGATGTTGCGGCGAACCACGTTGTCAGCGGCGCCGGCTGCAACCGTGTTGTTCATGACCTTCGCTCGATAGTAGAACGTGGTCGGGCTGATCGCCGGCGAGGCATCAGGGTCGCCATCGTTGAGGGTGACCTTGATGTTGTAATCGCCCTTGCTGCGATCTTTGTGGGCGGTCTTTACCGCGTTCTGACCGGCGTCACCGTTATCCAGGCCCACTGTGAGGGTCATGTCACCGGCGTCAGCCGTGCCCTTGTACTTGCGCACCCGGCCATCCTCGAGCGACGTGAAGGTCACGCTGCTGAAAGTGTCGCCGAACTCGCCGAGGTCTTCGATTTCACCAACACGCACGTAGGTGTCGGCCTCGAACTCGGTTTTGGTGGTCGCCCCGGTCTTGCTGCCAATGAAGAGGCGGCAGCCAGCGGCTGTATTGAGGTTGTCTTCTGCGGGCATGGGTGATCCTCCAAAGCCACGTTGGATAGAAGCCGCAGCGCGGCCAGTGAGTGATTCAGTGGGTGGTGATCACACGGACGGTGATCGAGCCCTGGTAGGTGATGCCGTCGGCATCGCGCTGGGCGTCGGCCTGCTCGACCCGAACGGAGACCGCGCGGCCGACTTCCAGCGGCAGGCGGCGCTCGTCCAGAGCGGCGATAACCTCGCCGTTGATGCGCTTCACCTCGGCCTGGCCAACGGCATCGGACCAGACCGACAAGTAGATCAGGCGCGTTTCGCGCTTGCGCCCGGAGATCGGGCTGGCATTCACCGAGATTTCCCGGTCGATCGACACATAGGGCATCGGGGTGTTGATGTCCGCACCGTCGTAGATCTGGCAACTGACCTCAGCTTTCAGCCGAGCGAATATGGCCTCCTGCAGGGCTAGCGATGGATCAGCCATTGCCTACCCCCTGGCTTGCCTTACGCAGCGTTCGACGCACAGCAGCCTCAATGTCGGCCATCACATACTCCCGGTTGACCTGCATCGACGGCCGAAGCCACGGATGTGCCGGTCGCGCGGGAATGTCAGGGTACTTGCCGAAAAAGTGCGTCCCGTCGCTTTTGTTGCTGATACGCCGGTTGCGATCGCCGGCCCGTTTGCCGCCGGTGTAACCCTTGGTGCCGTACTCGATGAAGCGCAAGTAGAAGAACCGCCGGTTGCCGCGCTTGCCGCGTATACCGATCTGCGCGTCCAGCCCGCTTGGCGAGACGTACACCTTGAGCGCAGCGGCAGCAGCACCGGTATCCTTCGGCATCAGCTGCCGCTGTGTCTCCAAAATACGGTTTGCCGCCTCCAACATGGCCGGCTGAAGCTCGTTGTCCATCGTCTTGTGGATGTTGCGCAGCGTCCGGCGCAGCCGGATATCGCCGCGGATGCTGGACCGGCGCGCCATGGCCTACTCCTTGGCCTGGGCGGCCTTCACGGGTTTCTCGGTGGTGCCAGCCTGGCCTTTGATCTCCACGGCATAGCCGCGGGCAATCAAGCCTTCGCCGTACTCTTTTTCGACCTCGAATACCTCGCCCTTCTGGCGTTCGCCAGAGGCGCCGGTCAGCGGGCCCAATGCTTGAATTTTCATTGTTCGCCTCAGGGATTGGGGACGCTGGAACACAGCAGTCTCAGCATGTCCCGTTCGTTATTGGGCAGCGGCGCCTCGACCTGGTAGGTCATGCCAGTGCGCTTTTCGATCAAACGCCAGCCGGCGACGATGTCCGAGCGTGGCCGGATGCGAATCTCGGCACTGATCACCGCCTGCATCTGCTCGGCCACCGGCGAAATCCTGCCTGTGGGAGTGGTGACCTCAGCCCAAAGCTCGCCGGCCTCCAACCAGGTCTCGGTGAAACCGCCGGAGCGATTCTGCTCCCTGTGGGGCTTGAACACCCGGCAGCGGTGTCGCATGGGTCCGGCTCTCATCAGAAACGCTTCCTGTACCAGAGCAGCCTTTCGACTGCGAGCGGCATGGCCGTGGCGATGGTGCCGACGGCCACGGCCTCGCGGTTGGCGTACCAGTGCCCAACCAGCAGCAGGACCGCCTGCTCGACATCGCTAGTCAGCCCCATCTCCTCGGGCTCAACCGGGTCGGTTTCGACCAGCTTTCGGTCGCAGTGCTGCTCGACGTGGGCCTTGGCCGCAGCGACGTAGCCGCCGATCAAGGCGTCTTCCTCATCGCCGTCGATCCGCAAGTGCATCTTCACGGTGGCCAGGTCGAGCATTTACTTGGCCTCGGCGGCGGCTTTCTCGGCAGCAGCCTTTTCAGCAGCTGCTTTCTCCGCAGCGGCCTTGTCGGCGGCTTCCTTTTCAGCTGCCGCTTTTTCTGCCGCAGCCTTCTCGGCGGCGGCTTTCTCAGCAGCAGCCTTGTCTTCCTTGGGCGCGGCAGGCTTGGTTTCCTTCGGCTTCGCCCAACCAGGCTTGCCATTGGCGTCAACCTCGACGGCCAGGCCTTTGCCGATCAGGATATAGGCGTATTCATCATCGGCATCGTCGAAGCTTTCACCGGCCTTGATCTTGTTGGAGCTGGCACCCAGCAAGCCACCGTTACCGACGAAGCCCCACAGAATCTTGATTTTCATGCGTCCTCCAGAAACGAAGAGGCCGGCGATGTGCCGGCCTTCGGTGGGGTTACGTTAGGCGCCGGTCGGGAACCGACCTTTGACGAGAGCTTCCTTGCGGCGCACGCCCAAGCCCAGGCGCTCCTCAACCAGCAGAGCACGCTCGTTCTTGATGAACTGATCATTGATCAGACCCATCTTGAACAGGAACGACATCCGGTCGAACAGCGTGGTGGAGCGCGCGAAGTTCGCAGTCAGGAACTCGCCGCCGGTGTCGGCGTCGCCTTCGTCCATGCTGTCAGAGGTGATCACCGGGCGCCCCCACAGGATCGGAGTGACCAGGCCCTGCAGGTTGGCAAACAGATAGCGGTTCTCGCCATCCTTCTGCAGCTCAATGTTCATCCAGTCCAGCTCGGTCATAACCACGCCATCTGCGGACATTTGCGACTGCTTGCGAACTTGGTAGATGGAGCGGCGGACCAGGTCGATGGCGGTGTCGCCAGCCTTACACAGCGCGGTGTTGTAGTTGGTGGCCTGGGTCATCAGGCCATTCAGGTTCTCGCCGGTACCGTCGCCCTTGAGGATCTGCGCCTCCTCCTCCAGCTTCAAGTCGTAGCGCAGGAGCTGCTGCAGGTAGGCGAACAGCTGTGGAACGTCGTCCAGCGCCTCGTCGGTCACCGGCATCCAAACCGCGATCTTCTTCACGCGGTCGGTTTCAGTGGTGAAGGTGACATTGCTGGTCGGCTTCAGGCCGCCCTCAGCGACCGGCGCCGCACCGCGGGTGTGCAGGTTCTCGCGGAAGTAGGTGTAGTTCTGGCCGGACACCGGAACAGCAGTCAGCAGGTCACGGATGCGCAGCTCCTGGCGAATACCCGGCTGGATCACTGGGTCGTACTGCGGGGCAACGATGCCAGCGCTGGTGACCTTCATTTCCTTCATGCTGGCCATGTCGGACTTGGTTACATCGAGCTCGGCCAGGCCGCCGCCGCGCTTCAGCGATTTGTAGCTCTCGTCGCCCTTGATCAGGTCGATGAAGCTCTTGCCCTCGCCAGGCTGGCCGCGCAGCTTGACACCCTTCTGCTCCAGATCCACGACCTGGTCGATGACCTTCTGCAGCTCGCCCTTCTGGTCTTCGATCTGCTTTTTCAGGTCGCCAGCCACTTGGTTACCTTTCTGGACCTCGTCCATGGCCGCATCGTACTTCTTCTGCAACCCCTCGAAGCCGCTCTTCAGTTGCAGCTCCAGGGAATCCTTCAGTTCTTTTACTTCGCTCATCGTGCTACTCCGAAATGGTGGGTGAACAGGTTGGAAATGTCTTTCAGCTCATCCACGATCGCCGTGGCCTCGCTTTTGCCGTCACGGCGCAGCGCGGTGTAGCCGAGCGAAGCGACTGCCGCCGCTTCCTTCTGCGAGAGGCCCATGCGTTCGCGCAGGGCCTTCTCGAAAAGTCTGATGTCCGACTTGACGCTGAGGACATGTGCCTCGGGGTTCATTCCGAACGGGACGAAGGAGGCTTCCCACAACTCGGCCTCCTTGATAACGCGCACGCGCCGGCCGGCGCGCTCCTCGAAATCGGCCTTGATGGTGTTGAAGCCGATCGACATGCTGTCGAGAACTTCGGCCTTCATCAGTTCGTAGGCGTCGCGGGCGTAGCTCACGTTGAGGTTGACCTGGCCCTTCACCAGCAGGCCGTGGTCGTCTTGGCTGTAATCGGCGGCGCCGACCAGGCGAGTCAGGTCGTGGTACAGGGCCAGTTTGAGCTTGCCGCTGCGGGTTGCCTTCACCCGGGTGAAGGCCCCTGGCACGATCACGTCGTCGCCAAGGTCCACGTTATTGAATACCGCGGCGTAGCCCTCGAAATTGCCGGCGTCGTCAACGGACTTGAGTTCGAATGGGCATTCAAGGCTCGCCATTTTTTTGCATCTCCCATCGGGTGACCCGGTTGTATTCTTCGCCCTCCAGGGGCGGCAGATTTTCTTTCGCACGGACTTCGTTGATGAACATCCAACCGGAGCCACCTGAGCCCCCGAGCGCAGCCTTGTAATAGGCGGCGCGACCAGCACTGTCCGCCCGTAACAAGCCCTCGACAGCGAACTCGGCGAATCGCGATAAGGCCGCGAAAATTTTGTCGTTGAATTCGTCCTCCACCGCGTCGATGAAGGGCTTCAGCCCGAAGGTGATGTAGCCGGTTAGCTGCTGCTCAAGGTTCGAGCCCATGATCGAGGTCTTGCCGGCGCGGTTGGCCAGCCACAGCGGAACGCCGTAGATGCCAGCCAAGGCTTCTTCCTGGAACTGCTGCGACTCGATGAACTGTGCATCCTTCTGGCTGATGCCAGCCGGAACGATCTTCGGGTTTCCCTGGAGAATTGCCATCTTGCCGATGTCGTCAGCGTCGGCCTTGCGCACGTCGGGAAACTTCTCCATCACCTGCGCCTGCTGGGCTTTGGTGAGGAACTGTTCGTAGATGACGTAGCCGCCGGTGAAGCCGCCCTTGCGCATGAAGCGCGCCGACCACTGCTGACCTGCCTTCGCCAGGCCCATGGTTTCCGCCTGGTGCTCGATGGGTGACAGGCCGACAATGCCGTCCATGCTGAACAGTTTGAAATGCAGCATGTTCTCCGGCGACACCGGGAACCGATCACCCTTGCTAGGAGTTACCCAATAGATCAGGTCCTCGTCGGTATCGATGGTGACCGTCTTGCCGTCCAGGGGGACGATGCCGGTCACATCACCATTCCTGTTGCGTTCGATCAGGGCGAAGGCATTGCCGCACAGGGCCATGTTCACAACCACGAACTTGAGGAAGTTCAGCATGGTCATGTAGGGGTTCGGCTTGCGCAGCAGCTTGGCGTAGCGGTCATTACTCGCGACCTGCGCCCGCTTGCCACCCTTATCTTCGTACAGCTTGAGCGGCAGGCCGCTCAGTGACTCGGAGAGAATCTTGACGCAGGACCAGATCATGCTGACGGACAGTGCCGTCTTCGCGGTTACGCGCACGCCCGCCTTGGTGCGCTTGCCGCCGACCTCAAGGTCAACCTCGACATAGTCGCCCGTGGCTGGGTCGGTGTAACCGAAGAATCCCCAGGTCGCGGGGTTGTACCATTTGAATGCCATGGTCAGCCTACTAATCCGAAGAAGCCGTGGTTGAGGTAGTCGTCCAGGCCGCCGCGGGCCTCAGGGTTGAGGGCCATCAGCGACACGGCGTTGAAGGTCGCCATGAGCGGGTCAATCTTTGCGGTACCGGAAGCCTGCTTGGTGATCAGGAAGGCGTTTGCCGAGGGCACACCCTTGGCATTGCCGCAAGACCAAGCCATGAGGGGCTGGCCGCAATGGATGAGCGTTCCTTCAGCCAGCCGTCGCTCGGTCGTCTTGATCGCGCCGGTGAGCTTCCATCCCTGCGAGATACCAACCACCTGCTCTTCGTCGATCTCGACATCGGCCAGCGCATCCAGCACGGCACCGATGCCGGCCGGGTCAAGCCCGACCTTGTCGAGCAATCCGGCTTGGTTGATCCTGGCCACGATGGCGGCCAGTTGATCCACGTCGTCGCCGATCTTGTCGACGATGGTTACGTCGCCGGTGGCCTTCATATCCAGAAGGCGCGGGGCCTCGGATTTTCGGCGCTCAAGTACAGACGGGTGGGCCCAGGCATGCGCCCAGTGCAGCCAGGTTCTCGACTCGCGAACCCGGCCAACCACCGCGAGCCCAAGCAGGTCATCAAGACCGCCACCATCGACACCGGCCACGATCACCTCGCACTGCTCGAGCAGGTCGTCCAGCGTCATCCCTTCCCTGGCCTGTGGCTCCCAGAAGGCAGCGCCGACCCAACTGTCGGACATCAGCGCCAGGCCGATCTCAATATTGAGGTGCTTGGCTAAGAAGCCGCGCATCTCCGCTTCGCCATCGATCTCGGCCTGCATGTGCAGGCGCTCCAGCGTCGGCCGGTCTACCGAGTAATTGATGTTCGGGTTGACCAGGTGGAAGTTTTCAGGCTTCCGGGCATCGCCACTCTTGATCATCTCCTGAGAGAACTCGTAGATGATCGGCAGGAAGCGATTGTCGTCGATGCGACCGTCCCGCACGCCGCGGGCGTAGTTCAACTTGGACCGGAACACCCCGGCCGGCGGCTCGTTCGACTGTGTGGTCAGCCAGATGATGAAACCTTCCGGCCTGGACAGAAGGCCACCAGTGGCTTCGCGGATCATGTCCGCCGCTTTGGGGTTCTTGCCGAACAACCAGGCCTCGTCGATCAACACGCCGACGGCCTTCTTACCGCCAACCACGTCGCTGTCTGCCGCCACCACCTTCAGGGTGGCCCCCGTCTCGCGATGGGTGATCAGCCGAAGATGCGGCTGCACATGCAGCAGAGCCTTTAGCTCATCATCGTTGTTCACCATGTCCTTGGCCGGGATGAACGAGTTGTCGGCAATCTCCTTGGTCGGGGCCAAGATGATGAACTCTGCCGAAAGCCGCCAGTTGCGGATCAGAGCGGTCAGCATGATGCCGGCGGCGATCGTCGATTTACTGTTCTTCTTCGGGATGCACAGCATCACTTCGCGGATCAGGCGCTCGCCGGTTTCGCTGTTGTAGCTACCGAACACCGCACCGGCGAAGGCCAGCACCCACGGCGCGCAAGATGCCTCAATCGTCGGGCTGCCAGGGGCATCGACAATCTTCAGCCCCTTGAACACCTCAAGGCTAGCTTCCGCCTCATCCGGGAAAAGCGGCTCCGGGATGATCGACTCGCCGGCAGCCAAAAGCCGCCACCAGTCCGGGCAGGCAGTAGTCCATTGCATGACTTACCCCTTGACCATACTGAGTGACGGCTTGCCCGGCGGCGGCTTGCCCTGGGAGTACTTGCCCTTGCCTGCCTCTTTGGCGGCCTCGGCCTTCTGATCTTTCTTGCCTTGGTCGGCGACCTTTCCATGCACATAGGGCATCAGCGTTTTTGCTGCTTCCAGACGCATGCGCAGATCGGCCGAATCAGCATTCAT